TTACTGCTTACACTGTAAGAACGCCGCAAACTCCGCTCCCCAGAAGCTCATCCGTATTTCACACAGCGAACCGTGCAACATCCAGATGATGAGGATTGCCGTCACGCAGAACGTGATGGCCGTAAGCGATTTTTGCGACATAGCACTTGCTCCTTTTCCGGAGAGGCGCTAACCTTTCACTTGTCAAGGTAATGCGGTTAGGGCCTCGGTTAAACAGAGATGTTTTCCGGGGCCTTTCCACATCTGGCCTTCGGGTATTCCCTCCGACCATCAGCCGAAAGGCACCCGCGCGTAATCTATCGCTTTTTTGTTAATCCGGCAATTCTGCCTGTTAGTTCTGAGGTAAAGGCAAACTCATCTGATTGTTTCCCCTGTGTGAAGCTGGCAGCTCATGCCACGGGATACCTTCTGAAGAGTGAACGGCGGAGGCGTGTTTTGATGTGAATTTATGGAAGGCTTCCAGTGTTGAGAAGCATACGCCGCATTCCAGGTTGTTACACTGGTAATACTTTTGCCGCACGGTGTTTGAATCATTTTCCGGACGACTGGTGCGGATTCGGGCAGATGCGCCACAAAGCGGACAACGGAACATAGCGACCTCCCTTAAATGTAGTAGTGCTGCTATTCTATGTTGTACTGGTTCAGACTCCAACTGACAGTTTGCATAGATACACGGTTAAGTAATTAAATCATTCAAAATCGGGATAAAAATGAGCACACATGAAATAGCTAGCACACAAGCACAAGGGCAACTCGTATCAACAGATTTCAATCGATTCGAGCAATTTTTGGAGTCGCTTGGATTACCAAAAGAAAATGTTCTTGCTTCAACGATGGAGCGTCAGGTTGTCCAAACAAACTTTCCTCAGTTTGTGATGGCGTTACCAGAAGACGTTAAGCGTGACTCTAGATATTTGTCCAAATTTGCAGCAGCAAGTGCTATTGGTTTGTTTGATGCTGCCTTGAATTATGTCTGGAACGAAGTTGTACTTAACTTACGAAGAAAGACAGTTATTTATGGTTTGGAACTTTTTTTTGATGCTGCCGTTGGTGGTAAACATAGAGATCTATTTAGTACTGAAAGTGACTTAAGTGGTATTAAAGATAAAGTTCTTCTTGATAATTGCGCTAAATTAGAATTGATCTCCGACTCAATTTATAAAAAACTCACCCATATTTTAATTATGCGCAATGATCTTGGTGCCAGTCATCCTAATGATGCGAAAATCAATGCTTATGAACTGATGGGGTGGTTGCAAACATGTGTTCAAGAAGTTATCAATGACACACCTTCAGAGGCTGCACTGCAAGTTAAGGCTTTTGTTGAGAATCTGCGAAATCAAACTGAAGTCATCAGTAGCTCTAGTTTGCAGCATATGAAAAATGGGCTCAAACAGCTACACACAAGAAATTGTGATAATGTCCTTCAGACAATCTTCGGTATGTATATTGGTGCTGGTGCAAATAACATCCTTAAGAAAAATATATCTGAAATTGCTCCAACAGTTTGGGAATGTGCAGATAATAATATTAAATATAAACTAGGTGTTGCGCTTGATGGTTATCGAACCAACTTGCACAATGATAAATTTTTAGCAGGTAACGAGTTTTTCGAATTTTGCTCTGGTAATAAATTTAAAACCCTTGAGGCTAGGGTTATTCTGCTTGATGAATATCTGGATGATTTAAGTTCTGCTCACAGCGGTTGGGATAATTTCTATAATGAAGTTCCTCATGCTAGGAAAATATTAAGTTACATTTCCAATGAATCGGATATTCCTAATGAACGTAAAGAAAAATTAATTCGTATAATTCTATCGTGTCGTATTGGTAATGGTGTTTCTTATAACATTGGTGTTTCTCCTTTAGGCAAACCCATATACGATTCAATATTGAATATGCTGGGCGATGATAATATCGTTCAAGTTATCATTGCATTCTATAATCAAGAGATTTACCACTTATTATCTAACAAAAACTGTAGGAAGCATGCTGTGCAAATTCTAACGGATATAAGAACTAATGTTGTTAGTGATAAGCTCAAGCAAATCTTAGATTATCTGATTGTAAATGGTGATACTTTGGAAAAAACTATGAAAACCACTGAATTTAAAGCTCTAGCATCAAGTCATATAAAATTTAGTTAATAAATTCTAAGTCTTCAAAAAAGGTCACAGATTTGCTATCTGTGGCCTGAGGCGGACGCCTTAGTGAGGTGCCACGTACCATAAATATCAAGTAAATCATTACAAATATTTTTTAGCGTGAGTGTATTCTTAAGTCCGGCGTAACTATTCTGTATTTATCTTTTTCATGGTATCTATGGTTTATCATTCTGTTTCTGCTATCCATTCCGGGATTTTTGCTTCAAGCTCAAGCTGAGTGGTAAAGCCGCTGTTATCAATGGTGTGCTCGGCTTTTGCAATAATCCAGTCCTGATTATCAATCTCGCTTTTAAATCCTGTTACCGTGCCATGCATTTCGGGGTAGAGTTCTGCGCGTCCGCGTGCCAGTGTGATGGAGAATGATGCGGCTCCGCGTTGTAGTTGTTGCCACTTTGCCGCCGCTGCGCGTCTTGCTGCCTGCTCGTTCTGATAAGTCTTGCGTAACACAAACACATTGCCTTCCGCGCCTTCCATATAATCACCTTCACGGCTGCTGCTTTTCTCTTTTTTCGGTTTTGGCGGTTTGCGGCGTTTCACGCTGACTTTTTTCTTTTTCCCGTAATTAAGATCAAGCCAGTAAGCGCGTACCCCCGTATACGCCTCGCGGTCAGCAATGCGGAACTGATGGCGATCGCCGCTGCTGCGTGTGATGGCGAACGATGGCAACGGCTGGCCCTGTGCGTTCACGCCACCGCCGGGCATGATGAATAACAGATTACCGCTTTTTACCGTGGTGATTGCGCCCAGCATTTCCGCCATGCGCGTAAGGAAGGACATGTCACTTTCTTCGGTCTGGTCGGCGTGGTCGATTTCGATATGCATCAGCATTTCGCTGATTTGCGGTTTCAGACCGTACCGATGAGCGATGGCGGATACCACACGCTCAACGGTCACATCATGCCAGGACACCTCACGTTTAACGTTAAATTCATCCCGAAAATCTGCGCTTCTGGCTGAAACAGTCAGCCTGTCCGGCGGTCCTTCGTGTGCGATTTCATCGACAATGTAAGAGCCTTTTTCTGTCAGCGGTTCGCCTTTCCAGCCAATGAGAACCGTCAGGCGCGCGCCCCGTGGCGGTAGCTGCAACTGACCATCCGCATCATCCAGCGTGATGGTGAGCTGGTCCGCTTCAAATCCCCGGTTGTCGGTCAGTGACAGGCTCATCAGGCGCTCTGCCACGCCTGACAGCGTTTTACCCTCCGCGAGAATATCAAAATCCGGCATTTTCACGGGGTCTGTGCTCTGACTGAGCAATTGCATGGTGGTGTCGGTCATCTTTCCCTCCCTGTGCGGCATGGTCGCATGTGCGTGCGGAGGGGGTTACTGCTTTTTGTTGTCGCCGGGTCGGGAGAACGGCGCAGGGGTGAGATTACGCGCGTGGTGGGTGATGATTGTTGCCGAATCATTTAACGGATACAAGGGGCTGAAGCTATGAGTGAAACTCGTTTTCATGGTGCCCGTGTTACGGAAAATACCGACCTGGTAACAGCGATTAACGATGTTGATTCCAGCGTTATCGGTATCGTGGCAACGGCGGATGATGCGGACGCGAAGCTGTTCCCGCTGAACAAGCCCACACTGCTGACCCGCGTCAATGACGTGCTGGGAAAATGCGGAACAACGGGGACGCTTTATCGTGCGCTTAAGGCCATCGCAGACCAGGTGAGCACAAAGGTGATCGTCGTTCGCGTGGCTGAACACAAAGAAGAAGACGGAAAGACGCAGGATCAACTGGTTATCGGTGGTTCTGAGGATGACGGCAGCTATACGGGGATGTATGCGCTGCTTGTTGCAGAGCAGGATGAAAGCATCGGATACCGTCCGCGTATTCTGGCCGCGCCGGAGCTGGACACGGAGGCGGTGACAAAATCCCTGTGCGTGATTGCGGGTAAACTGCGCGCATTTGTGTATGCCTCATGTCACGGCTGTAACACGATGGCTGAAGCGATTACCTACCGCCAGAAATTCAACGAACGTGAAGTGATGCTCTTATGGCCGGACTTCATCGCCTACAACCCGAAAAGTGGCGAAAACGAAACGTTCCCCGCGCCTGCTTATGCGTGCGGCCTTCGTGCGTACATTGACCATGAGCAGGGCTGGCACAAATCGCTGTCCAACGTTCCGGTTAAAAATGTGCTGGGGATGTCGAGGCATGTGTTCTGGTCGTTGCAGGCCGAAGACAGCGATGCCAACAGCCTCAACAACAAAGAAATCACGACCATTATTCGTCGCAACGGGTTCCGCTTCTGGGGCAACCGCACACCGGAAACGAACGCCTACATTTTTGAGGTGTATACCCGAACCGCACAGGTGCTGGCTGATTCAATTGCGGAAGCGCAGTTTGAAACCATCGACAGTCCACTGACGCCTGCGAACGTGAAGGATGTTATCAGTGCCATCAGGGCAAAACTGGATTCACTGGTGACTGCCGGGAAACTGATTGGCGCGGAGTGCTGGTATGACGTGGTGGATAACAGCACCACGGATTTACGTCAGGGGCGTGTGCGTATTCGCTACAAATATACGCCCGTTCCGCCACTGGAAGACATGGAGCTTTACCAGACGTTTACTGATGAATACTTTGAACCCGCATTTGCGGTGCTGGGAGGTGCCTGATGGCTGTGCCAAAACATCTTCGCTTTTTTACGCTGTTTGTGGATGGTGAAAACGAAGTGGGTAAGGTGACGTCCGTCACTTTGCCTAAGCTGACGCGCAAAACCGACAGCTACCGGGGTGGTGGCATGATGGGGGCGGTAAGTATTGATCTCGGTCTGGACGACTCCGCGCTTGATGCGAGCTTTGTCATGGGGGGCGCAGTTCGTGAGCTGTTCCTTAAGTATGGCGGCACGATTGACAGCACGCTGCTGCGTTTTGCGGGTGAATACTACACCGATGCAGAAAGCGACCTGTATGAAGTCGAAATGCGCGGACGTGTGACGGAAATTGATATGGGGGAAGCCAAACAGGGCGAAGCCACATCACACACTTACGCCATTAAAAACACCTACTACAAGCTGAGTGTTAACGATCGTCCGTTGTGGGAGATTGACCTGCTGAACTTCATTTACCGGAAGGACGGCAAGGACATTGTGCCTGACCGTATCCGTTCCGCGCTTGGGCTTGGCTGATAAGTAATATGCAGGCGGCGCAGTGCGTCGCCTCTGACTGAAAAGGAGAAAACTGATGAAAGACATCGATACTGAAACCCGGAATAACACCGTGGCGGATGATGTGACGGCAGGTGAGGATATGGCTGTCGAACATGGCGTAAAACTGACCCGACCCATTGAGCGTGGTGGCGAAAAAATCACGTATGTGGAGATCACCGGGGCTATTGAACAGGCTGGATCCCTGCGTGGTCTGTCGCTGTCTGATGTGCTGAATCTGAAAGCGGATACCATGTTCACGCTGTTGCCTCGCGTGACCTCGCCACGACTGGATGAAGTGATGATTAAAAAAATGTCGTCACGCGATTTTATTCAGTTGTGCGCTGTGGCTGTAAATTTTATGAGCGAGCCAGACTCTGGCGCGAAGAGCGTGCAGGAGACGGCAGCGTAATCACCCTGGTGTGCTTTGAGCACATCGAAGATCTGGTGGCGGATATTGCCGTTATTTTTAACTGGTCGCCCGCCGAAATCTTCATGATGACGCCCGGCGAAGTGGTTAGCTGGCGTGAGCGGGCGGCACTTCGCAGCGGGAATGCAGACAATGAAGACTCTTGATATCCGGGTCGCTTTCAGCGCCGTTGACAGGCTGACCCGGCCTGCCGAAAACGCCCGCCGCCTGATGGGGCAGTTTGGTGACTCCATCCAGCGAACGCAGGGGGCGATCAAAAATCTCGAGCGTCAGGCGCGTTCATTTGAGCGCGCCCGTGACGCTGTCAGTAAAGCGGATGCTGGCATATTGAAAGCTCGACGCCAGCTTAACGCCCTTAATCAGTTACAACACACGGGTACAGTGCTCAGCGAAAAACAACAAAAGCTGATGCAGCAGTTAAGCACCCGGCTTGAACGCCTGAATGAATCGCGCACACGGGAGATTCAGAAAATGCGGGAGCTTGGCGGAGAGCTGAAACGCCATGGCATTTCCCTGACAGGCAGCGATAACACCATTCAACAGGCCATCAGACGCACCGAACAGTACAACAACCAGCTTGAACGCGAACGGCAGGCGCTTGCGCGTGTAACGCGGGCGCGTGAGCGGTATTCGCGCGCGCAGGAAACCGCGGGAAAACTGAAAACAGGTGGTGCACTGGCAACAGGTGCGGCAGCGGCGGGCGGCTATGCTGCCGGGCGTTTTTTGCAGCCCGCGATTGGGTTCGGGAAAGAGATGTCCCGCGTTCAGGCACTGACGCGAATCGACAAAAACAGCCCACAGTTTAAGGCGCTGCGTGAGCAGGCGTTAAAACTTGGCTCTGAAACGCAGTTCACCGCTGGAGATGCCGCCAGTGGACAGGCATTTCTTGCAATGGCTGGTTTTACTCCGCAGGCCATTCAGGCTGCGCTTCCCGGCGTGCTGAGCATGGCAACGGCTGGCGGTATGGATCTCGGCGAGACGGCGGATATTGGCTCAAATATCCTGACGCAGTTCGGCCTCTCTGCTGACCAGATGGACCGGGTTGGCGACACGCTTACAGCGGCGTTTACCCGTACCAACACTGACCTTCGCGCGCTGGGCGAAACCATGAAATATGCAGGTCCGGTGGCGGGTAAGCTGGGAATATCGCTGGAGCAGGCCGCTGCGATGGCGGGCGTGCTGGCGAATATGGGCATCAGAGGGAGTGATGCCGGGACGGCAATGCGTGCCAGCCTGGCTCGTCTGGCATCACCGCCAAAGGCGGCAGCAGAGGCGCTGAAAGAGCTGGGTGTGGCTGTCTCTGACGCGAACGGCAAAATGCGCCCGATGGAGGATGTACTGGCCGACCTTTATAAAGCCACCCGCAAATACGGGGAAGTTGACCGGGTATCGTTCTTTAAGGACATTGCCGGAGAAGAGGCTTTCACATCGTTTATGGCGCTCGTTGATGCAGCGGGTGACGGCTCCTTACCCAAACTGAGAAAAGAACTTGAAGGCGCGCGCGGTGAGGCTGAACGCACAGCAAAGGTTATGGCCAACAACCTTGACGGCGATCTGAAATCACTCGGCAGTGCATGGGAAGGGTTGCGCATCCGCATTGCAGATCTGATTGACGGTCCGCTGCGTTCTGTCACGCAGTGGCTCACGCGGGTGGTATCAAAGGTGACGGCGCTGGCGCAGGCCCATCCGGCACTGACGCGCCAGCTACTGATTGCAGGTGGGGCATTGCTGGCGATGACTGCAACGGTCGGCTCGTTGTCGTTGGCTATTGGTGTGCTTGCTGGCCCGCTGGCAAAACTGCGTCTTGGCTTTTCCCTCCTGACCGGATCAATGAATGCTGTCAGGCTCCTGCCAGCACTATGGGGAATGGTGACGGGTTCCGTTTCGTTACTGGGGGGCGCTATCGGGGCGCTGTTCAGCCCGGTCGGATTGATTGCTGCTGCGTTTGTGGCTGCGGCGGTTCTCATCTGGAAATACTGGGAACCCATCAAGGCGTTTTATGCAGGGGTGTTCAGTGGGATTATGGAACGGCTGGCTCCGTTGCGCGAAACCTTTGAACGGTTCGGTCCAGTTTTTGATGTCGTGCGCGATGGGATTATTCAGGTCTTTAACTGGTTTAAATCGCTGCTGTCACCGATGGAGTCCAGCAAGGAAACGCTGGATAAATGTACCAGTGCTGGCGAGGTATTCGGCAGGGTACTCGGTGGAGCGATAGAGCTTGTCCTGACGCCAACAAAAGCATTGATGGATTCACTGGCGTGGATACTTGAAAAGCTCGGAGTGCTTCCGGATGAAGCGGAACGGGCGAGAAAGAAAATAGAGAACGCTTCAAAGGCTCCTGTAATGTGGGAATGGGATCCGGTTCTCAAGAAAATGGTTCAGAAACCATGGACTCCCGGCCCGGCCCCGTCAGATAAGGTCGACGACAAAAAAGGCGATAAACCCAGAGACAACAAACCGCTCACAGACAACAATACCGGTACGCTACGCAGACTCAGCAAAATTGCTGATAACACAGGTAAGCTGGTTGATGAGACGAAAAAACGCATTGGCCCCGGCGATATTGTCTTTAAGAACCTGCCCCGCGCACTTGCTGTTCGTGGGGAGTGGCAGGAGCGGAAGATTGCGCAGGTCAGTAAGCCTGCCCCCGCAATTACTATCACACCCGTGGTTCCGGCTCCGCTGCCTCCGGCGCTGGTCCCTGTTGTTGCGGCCAGCTCCCGCCCGGTGGCGGAGGCTATACGATCGCCAGTGGCATCAGTTCCTGCAACTTCCCGTAACCGGGAGCCTGTTGCCTCCGGATTTGGCGGTGAAATTCATGTTCATCTGCATAACGTTGTTACACAGAATCCCCGCGAACTGGCGAAACTGATTGGCGAAATGGTCAGGGCAGAAATGGAACGGCGCGCCCGTGCCGGGCGTGGCAGTTTTTACGATAAAGATTGAGGAGTCATGGCCATGATGATGATCTACGGCATGTTTGTTTTTGAGCTGCGCACATTGCCGCATCAGCAGTTACAGCAAAACAAAAGCTGGCGGCATGTGAAAAATGAACGCGTTAACCGTTCAGCAAGCTGGCAGTATATCGGCGCAGGTGATGATCGCATCGTGCTTTCCGGCGTGCTTTATCCTGAAATTACAGGTGGCGAAGTGTCGCTTTCGTTGCTGACCACGCAGGCATATACAGGACGCCCCTGGCCTCTGATTGATGGTGTCGGGCAGATTTACGGCATGTATGTACTGACTGAAACGAATACGACCCGTTCCGAGTTTGATCGCTACGGCAAGGCGAAAAAGATAGAGTTTTCACTGACTCTTGAACGCTGCGATGAGGATTTGCGGGAACGCCTGCAATCCTCATCGTTCAGTGATATGCTGTCCGGCTTCAAAGATAAGGTCACATCATCCCTTAACAGCGCGGCCAGCTCCGTTAAAGGGCTGTTCTGATTTAACACAAAAACCGCTAATGGCCAGATTAGCGGTTATTTTGTTTACTCTTCTCAATTGTTCCACTTGATTCTCCTGCGGGGTGGTAACGATAAATTGTCGATATACCAATGCTGTAAATTATTGCCAGTTGTTTTCTGTCGTGACCGTTTTTAATCAGCCTTGCTATTTGCTCATGCTGTTCTTTTGTCAGCTTCGGTCGACGTCCGCCTGTGCGCCCCCGTGCGCGCGCTGCCGCCAGTCCGGCCAGTGTACGTTCAACAATTAATTCACGTTCCATTTCAGCCAGGGCACCCATCACGTGGAAGAAAAAACGCCCCATTGGAGAAGATGTATCTATGCTGTCGGTCAGACTGCGAAAATTAATCCCTCGCTCCCGTAGTTCTCCGACGAGAGAAATCAGATGTTTCATGCTTCGCCCAAGGCGATCCAGTTTCCAGACAACCAGCGTGTCACCTTTTTGAAGCTGCTTTAAAGCGCGTTTTAATCCCGGTCGGTCTGTCTTTGTTCCGCTTAATTTATCTTCAAATATTTGTTCACATCCTGCACAAACAAGAGCGTTTCGTTGCAGGTCTGTATTCTGGTCATTTGTTGATACCCTTACATAACCAATCAGCACACTGAATCTCCCGTCCAAAAGCGCAAATCATGCCATGCAGGCCGGAAACGGCCAT